TGCATTACAGGGTGGCATTTTACCACCTGTTGAAGTATATTGGGAATTAGCAAAAGACGAAGCACAACCTGATTTTGTAAAACATACGAGAGGGTATTTGTTGCATAATACTAAACCGATTGAAGCAATGACAGAAGAACAGGCAATAGAATACTTAATTATGAAAGATATTCCACAACGTGTATGGCGTACATGGGATGAAGGCAATAAACCAAAGATGGTGATCTGCCGTTTACATCAACTGCCAGAGCATCGTCAATGGCGAAACGCATGGCAAATTAGAGAAGATATAGAACTAGCAGCATAGGAGAAAAATATGACAAGTTTTATCGTAGATAAGGATGGCAACCAGATTGATGCATCAACAGTTTCATCAAAGCCATCAGACCGACATTTTAGAAATGCTTGGGCAATTTCTGGTAAAGTTATAGCTGAAGACATGACTAAGGCTAAAGAAATATTTAAAGATAAGATAAGGGAAGTAAGAAAACCTTTATTGGAAGCTGAAGATGTTGTGTATATGAAAGCAATGGAAGCAGATGATAGTTCTGCCAAGACTGCAAGTGTAAATAAGAAGAAAGCATTAAGAGATGCACCAGCTAATAGTGCAATAACAAATGCAGATACAATTACTAAGTTAAAAGCTGCTTGGGATACATCAGTGCTTGGCACTAACCCTTATGCATAGGAGATAATATGTCAAATCAAACATATAAAGGTAAAAATTATGATGCTAAATCATATGAACCGGTTGTAAGAATTAATTCTCATAAAATTTTAACAAATGTTTTAATTGATACAGATGACAGGGCAGTTTCTGCTGGAGATATAACAATAGTAGACCCTGCCAAAGTAACTGTTAAAGGACAGTGGACAATCGTATGAGTAAATTATCTGTAGATGAAATTAGTGGTAGACAAACTGCTGGTAGCATTACTCTTTCACTTGAAAATGATAACAGTCAAGTATTACAACAAGGAGTAGCTAAAGCTACTGTTTCTGCTGCTTTAGATGGAACAGTTGCAAATGCTGATGCATCTCTTAATATAAGTGGTATAGCAGATGGTTCTACTGGATTAAATACTATAACAGTAGCAAATCCTTTTTCAGCGGCAAAAGCTGCAGTGCCTAGTGCGACTATCCATGATGGCAGTTATTCTAGAGCAATTAATGTTAATGATGCTTCAGCTTCAGCATTTATAACTAGAGCATTTGTTGCAGATAGTGGTTCTTTAACAGATGATAATGTTGATACTGCTGTAGTAATTCATGGAGATTTAGCGTAATGGCAAGTGAACTTAAAGTAGATAAATTTACAGGTGTTAGTACGGCTGATGTGATTTCTGTCACTACAGGAAGTGCTACAACAACTTTACAAGCAGGAATGATAAAACATAGAGCACATCATCTTGCAGGTACACTCTCTTCTGGTTCTTTAAATTGTTCATCAATAACAGATAATGGAACAGGGGATTATACACATAATTTTTCTAATAATTTTTCAGATGCTCTTTATGGACATTTTGGTGCAGCTACTTATGGTATAGGTTCAACAGTAATTATACACAATTACATGAGAGCAGATAATGATGATTCATCAACTTCTATGACATTAACAAGTTCTATTCGTTGTGAATCTGTTTATGTGTGGACAAGTGCAAATAGAACAAATTATGATTATTCCTCAGTAGATTTAATTTGTGCAGGAGATTTAGCGTAATGGCAAGTATATTAAGAGTTAATTCAATTAAGACAACTGGTAATAAACCTATTTTAAATAGCACTGGCTCAGTGTTACAAGTTGTTCAAACAACAAAAACAGATACATTTACAACAACGTCTACGTCTTTTACAGATGTTACAGGAATGTCTGTGAATATTACTCCTTCATCAACATCAAGTAAAATTCTTGTTCTAGTACAAGTAAATAATAATGCTACTCAAACATACGTAAAGTTTTTTGATTTAGTTCGAGGTTCAACAAGTATTTTTAAAGGTGATGATGCATCAGATAATAAAAGAGAATGTTCAATATGGGGTAGAGATGAATCTGATATTGGAGGACAAGTTTGGAATATTACTTACTTAGATTCACCAAATTCTACAGAAGAACTTACATATAAACTTCAAGGCTCAATTCAATCTAGTGGCACTTTAACAGTAAATAGAAGTGCAAATGACGGTAATCAAACCTATTTAGGTAGAGGAACATCATCAATTACAGTAATGGAGATAGCAGGATGACTGATATTATAAGTGCAATTTTAGCAATAAAATCAGATGCAGAAGTCAGTGTAAATGCTGAAGATATAAATCAAATTACTTGGCATGATGGCAATCCAACTAATATAACAACAAAACAAATTACCGATAAACAAGCAGAACTTCAAACTGCTTACGATAATAACAAATATCAAAGAGATAGAGAAGTAGCTTATCCGTTAATTAAAGACCAACTAGATGATTTATATCACAATGGAATTGATGGTTGGAAAAAAACTATTAAAGCAGTAAAAGATAAATATCCTAAAGGTTAATTATGGAAATAAGCCCAATACTATTTTGGAATGGTGTGCTTACACTTGTAATAGCACCTGCTATATGGATGTTTCGTAGTATGCTATCAGAAATAAAACGTATAGATATACTTATTAACAAGACAAGAGAAGAGTACGCAAAGCGTGATGACGTAAAAGAAGATATGCATACAGTAATGGATGCACTACAAAGACTAGAAGATAAATTAGATAAGATATTAATAGGTAAATAGTGTCTGATTATTTATTTGGTCAACTTACTGACCCAAACATAAAAACTCTAAGACCTTATTTTACTAATTTTATTGACCAAGAAAGTAATATATATTGGGACGTACTAAATAATAAGTTATTAGTTAATCATCAAAATGTTAACATAACAAGCATATTTTTAAGATATAATGTTTTTAAAAAAGATAACACTTTGATGTATAATAATTGGCATATAATAAAAAATTATATTAAATATAATAATGTAAAAATGTACAATAAAAATTATAATTACGAAACACCTATGAAGTTACATAATTTATTACATGCTAAAAACATAGGATTACCTATTTTAGAAACAGAGTGTACAGATAAAACAAGTAAAGAAAATGTTATAGCCAAACCCATAACAGGTGGAGAACACACTAAAGAAGTAACTATGGCACAGTTTCCTGTAATATTTCAAAAGAAAATAACAGGCAAAAATAAAAGATTGTATATAGTTAATGATAAACATTTTGGATTTGAAATAGTAACAGATAAATTAGACTATAGGGATGATGAAAGTTCAACTGTTATAAAATCTAAATTTAGTGATGATATAGTAAATAAAACAAAACAACTTGTAAAAAAATTAAATTTAAATTTTAGTGCAAGTGATTTTATGGAAGATGAAAGTGGTATTTGGTATCTAGAGACAAACACAAACCCAATGTTTGTAGCTTTTGACCAAGAAGTAAATAATCAAATATCTTTTGAAATAGTAAACGGATTAAAATAATGGCAGAAAATACACCAAAACAAACAGACAAACCAGTTAAAACTCCAGCAGATAATACTTATATGGACCCAAATCAAAACCCACAGTTTCCGCCTGGTATAGGTCCGATTGACGGTGTTGTAAAAACTTTAATGATAGGGGAAGATGATGGACCTCCGGGTCCTCAACCAGAACCACCTGTAGAACAACCACCTGCAGAAGTTCAACCTACATCTGTTGCAACTTACATGGGCGAACAAGCAGTTAATCCATTAATGCCCGCTCAAGGTGTATATACCCCCCAACAACAATTAATTTACGAAGGATATGAAACTTTAGACCCTAGCTTAGGGCAAGTTACTGGATTGCCTACTGTAGAACAAACACAAGCTGGTGTACAAACTGCTACAGCCGCAGGTAAAGTACCTGCAGCAACTATGAATCCTGCTCTTTTAGGAGATACCCCGGAGGTACAAGCACAAACAGGAACTGCCGTTGGGGTAGATGCAGCACAAGGAGAAATAGGAACACTTGCAGAGGGACAAACAGGAACTGCTAAAACTATTGAAAGGGGCGATTTAACTGAAAGACAAGTTGGAGATGATGAAAAAGTTGTTGCTGCAATAGGAGACACTAGATTTTTAGACAAGTATCAGGCTGCACAATCTGGATTTGTAAGTGATATGAAGGGAGCAACCATGCAGGTTACTCCAGACATGACTGTAGAAGGACAGCTTACACGACTATCTGAACAATTTGATGAAGGACAAGTACCACCATGGGCAGCGGGTGTTGTTAGAACAGCAAATGCTCAAATGGCGGCAAGAGGGATACCTGCTTCTTCAATGGCAGGAGCTGCAATAACACAAGCTGTTATGGAAGCTTCTGTACCAATCGCTGTACAAGATGCACAAACGTATTATCAAACTGCTGTTAAGATAATGGATAATGAGCAGCAAGCAAGGTTGACAAATACTCAAAATAATATGAATATAGATTTGGCGAATACCTCAAATCGTCAACAAACTGCGTTAGCAAAAATGCAGGTAGAGGCAGCTTTAGCAGGACAATCCCTCTCAAACCAACAACAAGCAAATGTCCTCAATGCTGAGAGATTTGCTGAAGCTGCCAATCTTAATTTTACACAAGAACAACAAAGAGTTTTTGCTAACTCTAAAATGATTGAAACAATGGAATTACAAAACTTGTCAAATAGACAGGCGGCTACCTTGCAAAATGCAGCAACTCTTGCTAGTATGGATACAGCTAATTTAAATAATAGACAACAAGCCGCTGTGCTATCTTCACAAAACTTTATGCAAATAGAAATGGCGAATTTAACAAATGCACAACAGGCAGAAGTAATTAATCAACAGGCACGTATGCAAGGTATGTTATCTGACCAAGCATCTTTAAATGCTGCTGAACAGTTTAATGCCACAAGTCAAAATCAAGTAAATCAATTTTATGATACGTTATCTACAAATATATCGCAGTTTAATGCTGCACAAAATAATGCAAAAGAACAGTTTAATGCAGGGCAAGCTAACGCATTACAACAATTTAAAGCAACAATGCAAAATCAACGTGAACAGTTTAATACTAAAAACTCTGTAGAAATTGCACAAAGTAATGCCGCTTGGCGTAGAAATGTTAATACAGCTAATACTGCAGCAGTAAATGCTGCTAATCAGATTAACGCTACAAATTATTTATCTATATCAAATACTGCATTAAATAATATATGGCAACAATATAGAGATGAAGCTGATTATGCATATTCAGCGGCAGAAAATTCAAAAGATAGAACATTTAATTATGCTATGGCTATATTAGAATCAAAAGTAAATAAAGATATGTATGACCAATATGTAAATACTTCAGCTGCTACCTCTATTGGAGAGTTTTTAACAGCACTAGGTATAGCTAAAATTCAAAAGGATACAGGTAAGTAATATGTTAGGACAATTAGTAACAAGTATGATGCTAGGAATAGCCAAAGATAAATTAATAGGAGGCACTAAAGC